GAAGGCCTCCGTTGTCTCTGCATACTGCAGGGTAGCCATCACTGTTGCGACATTCCCCACAAAAGCCGCCGGTGGCGACCAGTTCGCCAGCGCAGTAACGTTTGCAGTGGTGGGGCCGAAGCCAAGGTTGCGTATCCAGCATTCTTGGGTGCCGTCGGCGTAGCGAATCCAGCTGCCATTGCTGGTTGAACCGCTCTCGACGATGTTTCTTCCGCCTAGCTGAATCCCTGTCGGGACATTCAAAACCCCGCCAAACGAGTACGTCATGAATGGGCCGCCGACGGTGTTGGTCGAGTTCACCGACCGCCAGCTAAACCCGCCAGTGCCGCCACCCTGGTTGCAGGTAAACGAAACGCCACCAACCAGACCACTGCCGTTTGTTTCGTTCCAGCCGATAAATGCACCTTGCGAGTTAGGGTTTGCAGCACCAAACATGGAAATGCTGTTCAAGCGAACGTTGTACGCTCCCCCTACTGCTGGCAGCGCACCAAGGGCCGCTAACAATTCGGTGCTATTGTTCACTGCGACATTGGTGCCACCCTTGCTAAAGGGCAGAGTCTCGTAGTTGCCCGTGCTTCCAAGCGCAGCCATTTTCGGACCGTAAGTGTTCACCCAAGACCGCACTTGGTCGGCCAAATCCTTCTGGTATCCCTGCACCGGCATGATGGCGTAGAAGCCGCCAGCCACTGTCGGGCCTTCGTAGTTCGGAGAGATCGACAGCGCGGTATTGCTGGCGATGTTGGTCACCTCATACCAGCGACCGTCCGGGCCTCGCCAGCCATCGCCGACTCGGCTGTTTGCAATAAAAGCAGTGCCCGTGCCGATCACCGCGTTGGAATTTTGGGTGACAGAGACCGTTCCCGTCTTGTACCAGGGCATTGTGTATCTCCAGTAATAAAAGGCTCAGGCCAGCAATTTGGCGCAGAGAAATGGGCGATGGCCCTGATCGGTCCATGCGTTCGAAGCGAGGCTGTACATCAGAATGCGGTTATTCGCGTAGTCGACGCCCAGTGCGCAACTGCCCCCAGAAGAGTTGTTGTGGCAGGTCATCGTGAAGGGGTTGATGGAAACAAACTCACCGACCCCGAGCGCCTTGGTAATTCCCCAGATGTAACGTTGTCCGACGCTCAGTTGTTCGGCGCCGAGATACGTCCAGTTGCCAGCGGCGAAGGTCACAACCACCGCCGGCGCGCCGCTGTCATAGCAAAGAATGCCGTTCGGATCCCATAGCCGCAGGCCGTAGTTGGCCGTGCCCATCGAGGCCCAGGCAGCGACGAAATACTGGCCGCTGAGCGACTCATTGACCTTCGAGGCGTTCATTGAAAAGCCTGTCCAGTTGCCCGGCCCGCCAGTGAACCACACCGAATACGGAACCTGAATCAAGCCCGTCTGGTCCGGCCGGATGAATACCAGCGGCGGGTCTTGGCTGGTCACCGCCCTCGGGAATGTGGCCGTTGCGGTGGCCACTCCCGAATAGGATCCTCGGGTCAGCATGCAAAGCCTTGCCGCTTCCGAATCGATCTGAACGAAAGCGTTGTCATTGATGCTCTGGAATCCGAAGCTCATGTCGCAAACCTTATGGCGTAGGCCTTGGAAACGATCCTCGACTGTAGTGTCGAGGCGCTGGATGATGGGTTTTTCGGCCTGACCACGACCTGACCTACCGCTGTAGTCACGAACGGGTAAGACCGGATGTTGCCCGACGAGTCGTTCTCCGAAGGCTGCACGTCCTGTGCCCTCGTCGGGATGATCATGAAAACGCAGTTGGCTGGGTTGAATCCTGGAATATTGAAGGTGAGGCTCGGCGCGGTGCCGGTGAAGTCAATCACGCCCTGCCAGATCACTTGATACGTGAAGCTGTTGGTGTCCATAGCAAGCTGACCGCTCTCGTTAAAGACACGCAGTCCAAATAGCGCCATTGATTACCCCAGGTAGCCGAGACGGACACGCAAGACGTTGTTGGCGTCGTAGACCGAGACGTTCAGTGAGTTGATCACCAAGCGCCCCTGCCCCGGAACGATGCCGTTTATTTCAAGCGTGCCGTCTTTGTTCAGGATCCAGCCTTGCTGGCCGGCGATGTAGTTGGAAGAGCTGATGTAGTTGCCGATCTTCGCGTTGGTGATCGAGCCATCCATGATGAACGCGGAGTTCATGAACACCTGGCCGCCCTGCACCGCGAACGGCACCGCGATCGCGCCGCCGGCAATCGTGTTGACGATGGCGAAGCGGTCGGCCGCGACGAGGAACTGGCTCTGCAACCCTGCTCCGGTGTTCTCGATACCCAAGCCAATGCCTGCCGCGACGTACTGCCCGTTCGCCGTGACCTGCATCTTCACCGACCACATCGTCGTCAGCTTGCCGGCCGTATCCGCGTACGCGGTGGACGTCTGCTGAATGGCAGCCGAGTTCTGATCAACCGAGACGTTCAGCTGGTCAATTTTCGTCGCCGTTGCCGAAGCGTTGGTGGCCACCACTTGCTCAAGCTGGGTGATGTTCGCCTCGTTCGCGGCGATCTTTGCATCGAACGTGGTGATCCGCTGGGCGGTTGCCTCGTTTTCCGATGCTCTGACCTTGCTTTCTGTGGCAATCGACGCCGTGCTCGTCCACCCCTTCATTGCGTCGGCAAGATCACCCTCCCCGTCGTCTTCCCGATACGCCGCGCGCAGAGTTTGCGTGGCCACTGCCTGAGCGGTGACAACCCCGTCGAGCTCAATGATCTCGGCGGTATTCGTCGCAACCTGCTGAGCAAGGCCATTCGCAGTCTCAACGGTTTGCCCAACGTCGAGCCAGTAGAGCGGGTTCGGTGGCGGAGTTCCGACCGGTACCGGGCCGGTGGCCTGATAGATCCGCTTGCCCTGCACCACCAGGTCGTACTCTTCGTAGGTCGCATCAGGGTTGTAGCCTTTCAGGCCTTCGAGCGCATCGATCTGCTCCTGAAGCCCGGGGATCTTGTCGATTTCGTCAGCCAGTTCCTGCCCGAGCTCTGTCTTCGTGATTTTCCCAGCAAGAGCGGCCAAATATGCCGAGACATCGTTCGAGGTTTGCGCGGGCACGTAGAGAAACGAGCTTTTCCCGTACGCATTGGACGATCGGACGAAATAGTAGTAGTTCGTCCAGAAACCCAGCCCGGTGTGCGTAAAAGAAAGCCCCTGCCCTAAATACTCGGCGTCATCCGAAGTAGCAGTCGGCGACGTGCTGAAGAAATACTCATAGGTGCCGCCATTCAACCCGTTCTGCACGTTGCTCGGAATCAGCACGATGCTGTCGATCGACGACTGCACAACACAGCTTTCCGGGATGGGCGGGCCGTTGATGCTGACGGCGATCGTCACTTCTCCCGATCGCGCCATGGGGCCGGCAGCCGCCACGCTCATGGTGTAGTTGCCGGACGGCAAGCCATTAATGGCGCATTCCGTCGATGTAGCAGGCACGTTGTGCGACTGAATCGCGGTCGCGCCCTGTCGGACGATGACGATGTACTCCTTCACCACGCCAGCAGGAGGAGTCCACGACAGAACGCCTTGGGTCACCTCCGCCGTGGTGTCCTGAGTCCACGCGAGATTCGTTGGCGCGCCCAGTCCGCCGGAAGGCAGATTGATAAAGCCGATAGGGTTGTACGGTTGGCCGACGGCGTCGTCGAAGATCGCAGGCTCATACTGCTTGACCTGAACCGTGCAGCCCTCGCGATCGCCCATCGACCAGTCAGAAACGATGAACTCGCCAAGGATGTTCAGCGATGGGAGGTTAACCCGCACCACGCGACCCGGCCGGCAGTTGTAGCCGGCGAAGTTCATCGGGATGCTGATAGCGCCGCCGGCGCGCCGCCGGCGCAGTTCCATGTTCGCCAGGCGCTGAGCCTGATAGGGATCGGTGACATAGGAATAGGTCAGCGTCTCCGCCGCCTCACCTCCGTCCTCAACGATCCATTCGGCTACGCTGACTTCCGGGTAATCCGTCTCGGTCCAGGACTGTTCCGGATCGATGAAGGTGCCGCGCACGGTGTTGATTGCGGTGTCATTGGTTGGCTCAGTGCTACCGGTGACTGTGCCGATCACCATGTCCTCGGTGATCTCGAAGTCGTACGGGCCGTAATAGGCGCCAGCCTGGAACATCCAGCGGCCGCCAACACGGATCAGATGGCCACCCGACGCTGCTTCCAGCTTCTGGAGAACGCCGGTGCGCTGCTCGTCCGCGCCGATTACGCAGCCTGTGCGATACCGCTGGCTCGTCGAGCCGTCGGCATTGGTTACGCCTTCGTCGCAGACGTTGGCAGCGCTGGAGAAGGTCTCGAAAACGATTTCATCGTCCGGCACGTTGCAGCGGTTGCGCAGGAACCAGAGCAGGTGGAGCGCAGTGTTTGCGCTGTAACCCGCCGCTCCGGTGCGCGGATCGTAGATATCATTCCGGCCACGAACCACAAAACGCGTGTCAGGGATGCCCGATGGAAACTTCTCTGCGCTGTAACGGAGGGATACCCGGACGTAGGACAGGCCGCGACCGATCTGCGAGTCTTTCCAGTCGGGACAGTTTGCCTTCAGGAAAGCGTTCACCTGAGTCGGATTGACGACCAGCTCGTAGCTGGCCAGCGGGCCGAACGCGCTGATCTCTTCCTCGCCAAGGTAGATGTTTTCGAGAGCATCGATTGCGCCCTCACACAGCACGTACACCAGGTGCAGCCATTCGCCCTCGCCCTGATCGCCGGACTGCTCTTGCGCCCACACCAGCACGCCGCCGGTGGAGACGCGGCCGAGGATGAAACGTACCGGTGCCTTCGATGAGCGTACTGTCTGGGCAGACGGTTCGTTGTCGCGCAGGGGCGACTTCGTGTTGAGCTTTTCCTGCTGCTCGGCGGCATAAAAGGCAAGCGCTGCGCCCGCGACCGCGCCCCATGGGCCACCTTGGAAAGCGCCAATAACCGCGCCGACGACCACCTGAGCAAGTTTTTTAACGCCGCCGCTCATTCAATTCTCCACGCGGCCAGTGGCTCGCACTCAACACGGGCGGCGCCATCATCGGTCGCCGCCCAGTAATCTCCAGCCCAGAACACGGCCATGCTTCGGCCGCCGGGCGCGTCGTACAGCACGACGTCACCGCGCTGGATGAATGGCAGTGGCACCCGGGCAAAGTGGGTATCCCACGCCGCCTCAAGGCTGCCGTGCTGCTTCTTCAGCTGCCGCTTGGCGCCGGTTTCCGTCGTGTACTTGCCCCGGTAGTTCTCCGCCGGATCCACGCCACACACCGAGGCGGCGCAGTCGGCGGCGAACAGGCAGCAGTCAAATTCACCCCATGAAAAAGGCCGCTCTTGGGCGGCCTTGATCGTTTCGTTCAGACGGGTTGTCCAGTCTCGGTAGCGCATGGCTAGCTTCCATAGGTGAATGTCGGCGCGTCCTTCTTCGAGCCCCAGTAAATGGGCCACTCGGACATCTGGGCGATGGCGTAGAAGAACCGGTCGCCCTGATGGCGCGCGCGATGGTTTTCGTCGGTGAATCGTTCGGTGCCGGTACGGCTCCACTCGGCCATACGGTCAATCACCGGGACGGTGATGCTGTTACCGTCCTCGCCATTGCCGGCGAAAGAGAACTTCGCCGCGTCCATCCGGCCGGAGAACAGAATGTCCGCCGCGTAGTTGCCGGCCTCGTCGAACACCACGAACATGACTTTGGCCATTCGCCCACGGCAGCCTCGGACGTTGGTTTCGGAAAGGATGAAGGCATCCAACCCGCTGAGTGTCAGCTCGACCGACATTGGCGACCCGGAGTTGTCGCTTTCCTGCGACTGGCTGACCTGGCCGAAATTACCCACGCCGAGGTAGGTGATGCCGTCGATCACCAGATCACCGGTACCGGTATGCGCGAAGACCATGCCGTCGACGAAGTCGAGCTGCACGGCATACACCGGCATGAAGCGGCCGGTCGCAATGATGTTCACCACGTTCTGGCTGAACGGGAATGCTGATGGCATCAGAAGGCCTCCCTGAATTGGTAGCTGCCGTTTGCGATGACTGGCTTTACGGACATCGCCCAGGTGTCGGTGGTCATGCGCATTTCGGAATAGGGGTTGAGGTACTCGACGGCGGTACCGGCCGTGAGCGTCCTGCGGATCCGCTTGTTGAGCGACACCGTCACCCTGCCCTGTGCGTTCGCCGATGACGCATCGGTAACCTCAAACATCTCGCCCGCGATGGTGATGTAGTCGCCGGCAGCAAACACTGCAGCATTCGCCGGCGCGCCGCCGATGACCATCGACCGCGCCTGCGCGTTGCCGGTGACCACTGAGAGCGCGCCGACGCTGTTGGTGCGCCGGCGGGTGAAGGCCGGCAGGTTGAAGGTGCCGAACATCCCATCCAGTCGCCCGAGAAACGCCGACAGCTCGCGCTCTTGGGCTCTGGTGAGTAGTCCGAAGGTCAAGGTGCACTGCCAGTAAGCGCCCGGGTAGCCGACGATCTGCTGGGCATTCGAGAGCGTCGAGGTGAACGCCCTGCTGTTGTTGACGATGCCCCACGTCATTTCTGACGGGCGCAGCGAAGCCGGCCACGTGAGAGCCATGCAGTACTCCTTAGATTGCTTAGCGCCGCGCGATCAGCTGGCGGATGGTTCCGTTCATTTTCAGGTCGCGCACGACCAGCTCGTAGCCGCCTTTCGCCCCCTGCATTGCAGCCTCGCGCACCATTTTGACGGTCGCGTCATCTGGTGTGCCTTGGAAGCTGAAGCTCTGCTGGATTACCGGTGCAGCGGAAGGGCCCGACGAGATCGGTACGACGTTGGTGGTCGAGGCCGCCGCAGTTGCGCCAACGTAGCCCCCATCTGCGTACCCTTTGGCGTTCGCGTTCATGCGCTCGAGGAATTCGCGGGCGCCTGGCTGACTCACCGCCTCCTTGCGGACCACGAACTCGCCGCCGTGTACAACGCCCTTCGGCTCGAACTTGCCGCCATCGCCGGTGTAGCCGCCGTCGGAGAAGCCAAACTTCGAGCCGTAGCCAGCGGCGGATGCGCCGAGCGTGGAAGACGTCGCGCCGGCGGATCCGGCTGCGAGGCCATTGCCTGCTGAGGCGCCGGCCGTCAATCCGCTGAAGACGGTGCCGAAGATGCCCACCGCCGCCTGTCGCACCTGGATGCGGATCAGATCGGCGATGATGCCGTCCGCCAGATCTTTGAACGACAACTTGCCAGTCTTCACGAATTGGATAATGCCGTCTTCCATGTTGCTGAAGGCGTTGGTGAAGAGATTGCGAGTCTGGCCGGCGACATCGCGCGCCTGCTCCGAGTAGGTCTGAAACGCCGACGAAGCACCGAGCGCCCAGTCCGATTGGGCCTTGTCCACGTCCGTGTAGTACTGCTGCTGCATAGCGAGACGGGTTTGCAGAGCTGAGCGGAGCGCATCAGTCTCTTCGCTGTACAGCTTTTCGCTGATCCGCCCCTCGTTGCGCTGCTGTTGCAGAGCATCCATCTGCGACTGGTACTGCTGCTCGATGCTGAGCTGTTCCTGCAAGCGCTGACGCTGCTGGTCGCCCATCCCCATGCCGGCCAGGTTATTGTCCAGTCCGGTCTGTGCCTTTGCCAATTGGCTGGCCAGATTGGTCTGGAATGCCGCGAGCTTCTGCGTCTCCTCCGTGGATATCTTCTTGAGCTGGTTTTCCTTCTCAAGCGCGGCGTTCTTTTTCAGCTGGGCGGTGATCAGCTCCTGGTTCGCAACCAGAGCCTTCTGGTCGGCCGTCAGGATCTGCTTACCCTTGATGTCGGCGAGTTCCTGCTCCCACTTCACCAGCGCCTGCCCGGCGGCGCCTAGCTTATCGACCTCACCTTTCTGCACGCCGATCAGCGAGTTCTGCTGTTGCAGCACGGCATATTGCTGGCGGGCTTGGTCGAGAGCCTTCATGCCGGCGTCTTCGTTGTAAGCCTTTTCCTTCGGCTGGCTCTTATCGAACCTTGCCTGGATATCGGCTACTTCCTTGTCGATCACCGCCTGTGACTTGCCGGCCTCGACACCGACTTTCCTCGCTTCGGCAATTTCCAGCGCCAACTTCTTCTGATCCGACATGTTTTTGTTGGTGATTGAGGCCCACTTGCTTTCGGCGGCGATACGTTCTTGATTCTGGCGAGTTGCCGAGGCATCAATTTCGGCTTTCGAGGCAGCTAAATCACGCTGCTGCTTCAGAGCCTTAAGTTGTGCCTCGATGAATTTCGTGGACTGGCTGTCCGGGCCGAGCTCGTCGCTGAAGAGGCTCGATAGAAAGCCTCCGGACTTTCGCCCTTCCAGAACCTTCTCCAGATTCGCAATCTCCTGATTCAGATCTGGGAAAATTGAGCTTTTGATATTGGAGTAAGCATTGCTGATAGCGGTGCCTATATCGTTCCAGTCGCGCTCGACCTCTGAAAGTGAGTCGCGATATTTCTTCAGCCGCTCTTGAGCATTTTGGTTCAGCGACTCACTTAGGGAATCGAGTGCTTCCTGCTTCTTGCCCTGATTGTCCAGGCCGACGATCACTTCGTACTGAGCGGATGTGAGCAATCCATATTGGGCACTGATCTTCTCTGCCGCTTTGGTAGCGTTGTCGCCCATGTCTCCCAGAGATTTGGCAACCTCACCCGCGCCCTTCCCAGTGAACTCTGAAATTGAAGCTGATGCCTCGGCCAGATTCTTGAACTGGACCTGGCTGAGTCCGCTACTGGCGGCGAGCGCCACCACGGCGTCTTTGGCCTGAGACAGATTGCCAGTGATTGTCGCGGTGTCCTTTGAGATCTTCGAAAGACTCGCCGAAGTCTGCCCGGAGCTTGCCGAACCTGAAAACAGAGCCTTATTGAAGGCGCTGACCTCTTTTTCGGCATCGTAATACACCAGTGCCAGCGCGCCAGCTGCCGATGCCGCGACAGTGAATGGATTCACAAGGCTCATCAGGTAGCCACCCAACGCTTTAGAAGCTGCTCCGATCCCGCCAAACGAGTCTTTGATCTGGGATCCCTGCTGAAGGAAAACCGTCAGCGGTGCCTGCCCTCCCTGAAGCGAGACGAAAATATCGGAGAACTGAGCCGGCAGCATTCTCATTGCGGCGGCAGTTTGCTTTGAGGTGTTGCCCGTCCGAGTCATGGAATCGTTGAAGCGCGTGAGCTCGGCCCGGGTTGCACTGATTCTCGACTGATAATCAGTGTAGGTATCGAGGTCCAGGTTCCCGGAAGCGCGATGACGAGCCAGCTCCTGCTCTTGACGGTCAAGCTCCCCTAATTTTTTTGTAAGCGGATCGATTCGGCCAAGAAGAGATTCGATTTCATCTCGTTCGGAAGAGAACGATTTCGTGGCCTTGTCGGCACTCTTCCCCGCCCCCTCCATACCATTACCGGCCTTATCCATCGCAGGTTTGACGCGAAGGCCGGCGTTTTCAAGCGCTTCCAGAGCCTTTCGCGTGTCCGCAGCTTTCTGCTCTGCGTCCCGACTATCAATCTCCAAAACCAAGCGAGATGTTTGAGCCATACCTTTCTCCAGGCATAAAAAAACCCGCCGAAGCGGGTCATTTGTGCAGGCATTCAGCTCTGCAAGATTTTGGCTTTTTCAGCCTCGTACTCAGTTTCAGTGAGCAGGCCTTTCTCTTTTAGCCCGCCGAGCCGCTCTATCTTTTGATACTTGTCCTCGGAAGCCTCCGCCTCAGGGCGAACCCTGATTGGTTCAATCGGCGGAATGGAAGATGCCGACCACACGATGGAGACCACCCAGCCAATTAGCGTCCAGCCAAGTAACAGGTTCAACAGAAGGATCGAATTGAAATTTGGGTGCCGGCGGTGGCGCGCGTTGAGACTTGGCATGAAGTAGACCAAAAATCCCACGAACAACAGGACTAGCACTCCCAGTGGACCGGTATCGTTTTGCATGCCAAACCTCCCTGAGTAATGGCAGCAATCTACCACCATCCGCAGGAAGCACCAAAACCCCGCAGGTGCGGGGTCGTAGCTCAGTTGAGATCAAGCAACAATTGCATAACCACCGGGAGAGCAGCCATTTGCTCGGTAGATGCTGTAAATTTCCGACCTCCGAACATCAAGCGCGGCGAACGAGCTTCGCCCCTCGTTGATCTGGTCGAACACCCTCATCAGCACGCGCGAATCGAGAGTGCGTGCCGAAGCCAGAATCGCCTCGCGGTCATCCATGAGGCAGAAATGACGGCTCATCAGCAGGTAAATGTGGGCGACCTCCTGATTGCTGAAGAACAAGCCCTCAGTATCAGGCCGACCGATCCACTCACCTTCCAGGGCGTAGGCCGCAACGAAGTTGCAGGCGTCGGCCAGGCACTCAGCTGGGATCAGCGCGGTACGGTGCACATTGAAGCGTGAGCGCAAGCGGCTCTTCATGGTTTGCTTGAAGCTGCGCTGGAGCGAGGTAGGGACTGGCGAGGCCTTCTGATCAATCACCCGATCGAGAACATTTTCGCCGCTGGTACCGATTACAGCCCCGACGAGGTCGCCCATAGCGCCGTGCTGATCGATGTAGTGTCCGTGTTTGCGGATCGCAGGCAGCACATCATCACAGACCCAGGATTCGAAACGCATCGCTTCCTCTTTGCGGCTTTTGATGATCAACCGATACAGATTTCCCTCATCGATGAATGTCAGAGCCTGCTTGCCTCTGGATGTAAGGGTGTCGCGTTTCGCTACACCCTTTTCCCGGCAATGCTTTGCCATTGCGTCTCGGCTATTCGAATAACCGAGGATGCTGCAGACGTCAGTAACGCAAAACCACGGAGAGCCGCCGATATCCTGGACACGGACACTTTTTGCCTCGAAGGCGAATGGGATGACATTCGATACCGCTGTGCTAATATTCGACATGACGATTTCTTCCTCGAAGTTGATCTCGTTTTCCGAAGCCTCAGTGTTCCCGCACTGGGGCTTCTTCATTTTCAAGCTACTGCTTGCTCTTTCTGCCTCTTCGCCGCCGTCAGCCAATAGACAATCTCGGCTGTCTGGGATCGGCAATTCTCCTTCGCGCTTTGCTCTACCCACTCCTTGACCTCCTCTGGCAACCTCAAATTGAATTGCGGATCTTTCCTGCTCATCAGCTTTCTCCATCTATAGCACTTTGCTTGGTTTTAATTAAAGCACTTTGCTTTATTGCC